GGTATAATTTGTTCTACAATTTGTGTGCCATCTTCTGTATTTCTTACATAAATTGTCATTGAAAAACTAAAGTCATATGGTACAGGTGCATATTGTATATTTAAGCCGCCATCAACATTTTTAGCAAAATTTTGTAATAGTGATTGTTGCTTACGACTTGGATCATATGACATGCCCGTAAGTTCAAATGAAATACGAGGCACAACAACACTAATCGATTTCGTTAATGTTGGATCAGATGTTATTCGTGTTAAAAATCTTTCTTTTGGGCCATATGATAAAGGTACTTTAAAGAGTTCGTATTTTGTAACACCATCTTTAGAGTATCTTTGAAGTTGAATGTCATTAAATAGTGTGCCAAAAGCCACTACTATTTTACGAATTGAACGATTATAAAATTGTGCTTGACCTAACATTTTTATGGTTCACCAAACGGATTTACTTCGGTGAAATCAATAATAGAATCACCTTCAGTTTGAATTCTCTTGTTATCAACAATATCTTCAAATACGGTATTGTATGGTGTCAGATCATCACCAGTATTGGAAGACCAAATTGCACCGCTTGTGTTACCTTTAACTTGACCAGCAACAAAAGTGCCTTTTGTTCTATAAACACTTATTGCAGAATTTGGTGTAAAATCGTAAACCAAGCCTTGTACCGTTGCAGAGGCCAAATTAGCACCCTGATAAATAATTTCATCGTTAATAAATTTACCTGTACCAGATATGAGAGAAATATTTGTTCTTGGGTAATAATTACGAATTTGTTCGTCAATTTCTGAAATACCAACTTGAACGACTTCGTTTGAAAATACGTACTGTTTCATCTTTAAACCATAAACATAAACATTGCCACCACGACCACGACCTAAAGTATAAAACATTGCTTGATCGTTTTCATGTTCAACAAATGTAATTTCAAAAAAGTTTTTAACTAACGGAATGTAAATCAAATCACCTTCATTTGGTCTAATTTGATTAATTGTAGCGGCAAATCTACGGCGAGAAACTAACATTCTAATCTCATCTCGAATTTCTAAACCAAATTTAGAAATAAAGTCTTGTTCACCATCCATGCCAGTAACATTTTCCAAATACATTTCAATTGGATGAGCACTTACATATTGCTTAAGTGTATCTTCACCAAATAGATAATCTATTTCGTCACGAGTTGTTCTTGGAAGATAAAAAACATCCATACCATAAATTTGCATGGCTTCAATAACCAAATCTTCTACAAGCAATTGCTCAGAAGTTATTTGGCTTGTTGGATAATTATTAAAATAAACATTAGTGCTAATTTTAAACTCCTGCCAATTTAGCTAATTTTCTTTTTTGCCATTTATTTTAACCTGATACTATTTCGCTTGGCAAGCTGTTAAATTGAAATATATCTTCTTCCACTTCTTTAATTTCTTGTGTGGCTTCGTCCCAAATTTCTTTACCATTAAGTGTTACACCACCAGGCATCATAATACCACCAAACTTTTTAAGATTTGTTCCCCATTGTTGCTTCAATAAAGCTGTAGCATATTTCTTTAAAAAACGGTCGTCCCAAACATCAGAGGTGCCTGTTACTGTGATTGTACCATTTGCAACATTTGTAGTTACAGGATTAACTAAAGTAAGTATAGTTGGCGAAAAAATTTTGTTTATTTGCACTTCTTGACCGGCAATATTAATTATATCATTTTCTAAAATTTCTTGGTCAAAAATTGTGCCTGTTCCAGTTACCGTGGTTGATGATGTTGTAGTGGTAACTGTACCTGTTAACGTTGTTGAATCTGGCGTTAAAGCACGATAACATTCAACAATAACATAGTCGCCAATCAATAAATCTTGTGACCAATCAATGTCAAGGAATATTTTATTTAATTTACGATTAAAACGAAACTGTGGAGTACCTGAAAATAATAGGTTTAATGACCGAATGTGTTGCATGGTAATTTCATACGATACATACGACACTGAAGTAAAATCATAGAGGTCATGTAAACGTAACTGATAACGCAAATCAAACATATTAATTGATGAATTTGAATCATCAAATGGAAATATACCTGTTACAAACGAAACGGTATCTGGACAATAAATCCATTTTCTATCAATGTCATCTTGAGTAATTTGATGTTTTAAAAACATTTTTTCAACGCCATCGAAATGGTAATCATTAAAAAATTGCAAAGCATCATCAATTCGATCATCTATCTGGTCATCATCTAAATTGATTTGTAGAACTGGTGAGCCAAGACGGCGTAAGCAATAGTTTTTAAATTGTGTTCTAGATACAGGTTTTGTCATAGTATTTTATTTATCCTAGTGCTATGGCAAAAGCTATTGCGCTTGGGTCAGTAGCCGTCACCACAATGGTTGAAATTGCATTAATACGACCATTTGCTGAAACAGTAATCACAGGAACATGAGTTGCGTTACCGTATGTCTGCGATGGCGAAATTGTAATATTAGTTACATCAGTATTTGCCTGTAAAAAGGCAGCATTTGCATATGAGGCAGCAGAGTTAGCAGTTGCAAAAGCACTATTAGCATATGAACCAGCTGTTACTGCCTTAGCGTCCGCTGTATTAGCAGCTGCAAAAGCAGAGTTAGCATAAGAGGCAGCACTATTTGCTACGTGACTTGGTGTATTTGCCTGAATAAATGCAGAGTTAGCATAAGATCCAGCTGTTACTGCTCCAACCTCTGCTGTATTAGCTGCTAAGAAGGCAGCATTTGCGTAAGAAGCTGCTGAATTTGCTACGTGGCTTGGTGTATTTGCTTGTAAAAAAGCAGAGTTAGCATAAGATCCAGCTGTTACCGCCTTAGCATCTGCTGTGTTAGCAGCTACAAAAGCAGAATTTGCATGAGAGGCTGCACTATTTGCTACGTGACTTGGCGTATTAGCAGCTAAGAACGCAGAGTTAGCATAAGATCCAGCTGTTATTGCCTTAGCATCTGCTGTATTAGCAGCTACAAAAGCAGAGTTAGCATAGGAAGCTGCACTATTAGCAATATGACTTGGAGTATTAGCAGCTAAAAACGCAGAGTTAGCATAAGATCCAGCTGTTACTGCCTTAGCGTCCGCTGTATTAGCAGCTACAAAAGCAGAATTTGCATAACTAGCAGCTGAATTTGCTACGTGACTTGGTGTATTTGCTTGTAAAAAAGCACTATTAGCATATGAACCTGCTGTTACTGCCTTAGCGTCCGCTGTGTTAGCAGCTACAAAAGCTGAGTTAGCATAAGAAGCTGCTGAATTTGCTACGTGACTTGGTGTATTTGCTTGTAAAAAAGCAGAATTAGCATAGCTGCCAGCAGAATTTGCTGTAATAAATGCTGAATTGGCATAACTTTCAGCAGAATCGGCTGCAAAGAAATATTGTGTATTACCATTATTTGCTGCCCAATCTCCAATGGTTTCAATCCATAAAAATGAAGCATTAGGTTGAGCGCCACGATCTACTTCAATACCTGCATTGACCACTGGTTGTGCATTTTGACTAACAGCTGCACTGAGTGTAATGATGTTACCAGCAATTGTTAATGGTGCTGTATTTGTATATGTTGTAACACCAGTGACGGTCAAATTTCCTGTAATAGAAACATCACCAGTAATTATGCCACCTGTGTTTGCATTAACACTATTATTTGCTCTTGTAAATGCAGAATTAGCCTGAACAAAAGCACCATTAGCATAAATTGATGCTGAATTTGCAACATGTGATGAAATGTTAGCAGCTATTGAAGCTGAATTAGCAATATTAAACGCAGAGTTGGCATATAAACCTGCCGTTATTGCTTTGGCATCAGCCGTAGCGGCATTTGTTGTTGCAATATTTGCTTGTAAAAAGGCAGAGTTAGCATATGTTGATGCTGAATTCGCAACATGACTTGGTGTATTGGCTGCAATTGCAGCCGAGTTTGCAATACCAAAGGCAGCATTAGCATATGAACCTGCTGTTACTGCCTTAGCATCTGCTGTGTTGGCAGCTAAAAAGGCAGCATTAGCATAGGAAGCTGCTGAATTTGCTACATGGCTAGGAGTATTAGCGGCAATTGCAGCCGTATTTGCAACTTCAAAAGCAGAGTTAGCATAAGATCCAGATGTTATTGCCTTAGCATCTGCTGTGTTAGCTGCTAAGAAGGCAGCATTAGCATATGAACCAGCTGTTACTGCTTTAGCATCTGCTGTATTAGCAGCTGCAAAAGCAGAGTTAGCATAAGAGGCAGCACTATTTGCTACGTGACTTGGTGTATTAGCGGCAATTGCAGCCGTATTTGCAACTTCAAAAGCAGAGTTAGCATATGAACCTGCCGTTATTGCTTTGGCATCTGCTGTATTAGCAGCTAAGAAGGCAGCATTAGCATAACTTTCAGCAGAATCGGCCGCAAAGAAATATTGTGTATTACCATTATTTGCTGCCCAATCTCCAATGGTTTCAATCCATAAAAATGAAGCATTAGGTTGAGAGCCACGATCTATTTCAATGCCTGCGTTGACTGTTGGTTGTGACGCCTGATTAATAGCAGCATTAAGTGTTATGATATTATCAGCAATTAAAACCGTTGAAGTGTTTGTGTAAGTTGTAATACCTGTAACTGTAAGATTGCCTGTAATAGAAACATCACCAGTAATTATGCCACCTGTGTTTGCATTAACACTATTATTTGCTCTTGTAAATGCAGAATTAGCATAAGATCCAGCTGTTACTGCCTTAGCATCTGCTGTGTTAGCAGCTACAAAAGCAGAATTTGCATGAGAGGCTGCACTATTTGCTACGTGACTTGGCGTATTAGCAGCTAAGAACGCAGAGTTAGCATAAGATCCAGCTGTTACTGCCTTAGCATCTGCTGTATTAGCAGCTACAAAAGCAGAGTTAGCATAGGAAGCTGCACTATTAGCAATATGACTTGGTGTATTTGCTTGTAAAAAAGCAGAGTTAGCATAAGATCCAGCTGTTATTGCCTTAGCATCTGCTGTGTTAGCCGCAGTAAAAGCTAATTGAGTATTTGATGCAACAAATGAAGCAGGTTGTTGAATAACAATATTTCCAACCATTCCTGAATGAAACAAACATTGATAAACATATGTGGATCCAACAATATCAAAAGGAATTTTCCAATATAAAGTGCCTGATACTTTACCCTGAGCACTTGATCCTGTTGAAACAATTCCAGTTGTAGATACATGAGTCAGTCCTGTATCATAATTTGAACCTCCAGAGGAAACACGAATCATAAATGGATGACCAGAAATTCCACTTAATAAAAAAGCAATTGTTTCTCCAGCTGAAACAAAAATTGATGGATTATTTCCTGAGTATTGATCAATTAAATAAGCAGAAGCTCCAACATTTGTAACTATTAATTTTGTTACCGCACTTGTAAAATTTGAATTAGCTGCACCGAAAGCACCATTGGCATAAATTCCGGCTGAATTAGCAGCTGTAAATGCAGCTGTTATGGAGTTATTTTGAGTAAGATTTACACCAGCTTCATTATTAGCTGTAGCAAAAGCACCATTGGCATAAATTGCGGCTGAATTAGCAATATGACTTGGAGTATTAGCAGCAATTGCTATTCCATTGGCTAATACAAATATTGAATTAGCCTGTATAAAAGCAGAGTTAGCATAAACGCCAGCAGAATTTGCTGTAATAAATGCAGAGTTAGCATAAGATCCAGCTGTTACTGCTCCAGCCTCTGCTGTATTAGCTGCTAAAAAGGCAGCATTTGCATAAGAAGCGGCTGAATTTGCTACGTGACTAGGCGTATTGGCTTGTAAAAACGCTGAGTTAGCATAAGATCCAGCTGTTACT